TAGATTATGTTCAACTGATAAGTGTGCAGTGTGAGCAAGACCAGCACCATTGTCAGAGACAATACTTGTGATACCAGCACTGATTCCGTTTTGGAATAAGAATTTATTTTGCGTGTCTTTAGTAAGACTATTCTTTAAATCACTTGATGCAACTTTACCAATTGTTTTTGATACAGCATGACTGATCGCTACATCAGGATCGGATACAGGATTATCTCGGTCAACCTGTGGATACAAGTCTTTAACTGGTTGACTAAACTTATAGTTTGTAAATGGCGATACGGTTGGCCTAACATCATAATGTAGACACGTTAGATGATAAACACCATCTTGTTCTCCTGTAATATGTTCCTTAACTTCCTCTGATTCATAAATGTAGAAACTCTGTGCATACTCATTCTTCGAGAAGTTAGGCATATTACCTACAGTTCTTGTCTGTGAATCAAGAGTTGATGTGCCTGGATTTGCATCAAGTGAATACTGGAATCCTCTTGCACTTGTGATACCTATAACTGAGAATCTTCCGTTGAATCCAGAACTACCAATACCAGTGGCGTTATTACTTGATGTAATCTTGTTAACGTTAACAACAGAACCAACAGTCAAGTTATGTGGTTCCTCTGACATCACTGTTGCAACGTTGCTTGACCAGTTTGCCTCGTTAATAAAGTGGAAGTTTCTTTGATCATCAATGTTAGTTAATGATGTGGTTGTAATCTCTGCATCAGTTGAACCAGTAACATCACTTGTCTCTTGTAAAACGTAACCTTCAATTGGTGGTCTTGCAGTTGTAATACCAGCAGGGATTACATATCTAAACTTATAAATTGATTCATCAAGACTTCTTGAGTTTTCTTTTCTTATAAAGAATGACTTCGGTGTATTAGAACCAAGGGCGGTTGTCCCAACACTTACAAATGTAGGATAGATTTCATTATCAGTTCCTTCAACTGAAACATTAACAAACCAGTGTTTGTTTATATTATCAAATTGTATGGGATGACCAATATCACCTGACTTCTTATCTGATACACGACTAACAACTGAAAGTTCACCACCTGTGTTATTGATAGTGAGAGCTGTGCCGTCTAATGCATCATTTAAAGTTCTTGCAACTTTAAGATCATTATCATTACTACCTTTAATTGTAAAGTAAACTTGGTCTTCTTCTAATCCATCAGGTAGGAAACCATTGTTTGCAATAACACGAATTGATTCACCAGTAATTAAATTATGGTCTGTCTTTAATGATATAATATTTGAACTAATACTACTTACACCAACAGCATTATCAACAACATATCTCTTCTGACCTGTATTTGTTGTAATACCAGTTTCTGTTGGCATGACAATCTTAGAAACAAAGTCACCTTCATTTCCATTTACGTTAAGTTGTAATCTTACCTTATCATTTAATGCAGCACCAAATCTAAATCCATCTACAACGTGTGGTGGTGGTGCATCTTTGTTTGTAAATCCTTCAAAATATAATCTTGTGACTGTACCAACACCGATTGTTTTATCTACATCAAGTGATAGGTAATCAACGTTTGCATTTCCATCTGTAATTTCTTTTGGTGGAATGATGTGTGTAATATATGCAGCATTATCTGGAGTGAATGCTGATTTCTTAAATCCATCAGATAAAAGTGCGTTCTCACCAAAGTTAGCATTACAGTTTGCAAGTGATAGTTCACCACCTGTATCTGCAACGTATTGACTCTTATGTCCAATCGCAAATACTGAAACAGCCTGTATAACTGAATCGTTTGATGATCGAACATGAGTTGACTCATATTCTGGTCGATAGACAGCAGATGGATCTAAGTGTAAGTTATCAACACTTGTGTAATCCTCATACTGTCCAGATGTTGCATTGTAACGGACAAATGCCTTATCATCTTTCTGTAGTGCGTTACCTGTAAACTGTGCAAGTAATCCACTCTTAAATCCTGTAACCTTTGCACCATCTAGGTGAATACCATTCATACCGAAGACAGATCTCTTCGATAAGTTGAATAGATAGGGTGAAGCAGAGTTGATAGTATCAACTTCAATGTTCACGTTTGCACTTGTCAGTGTGGGTAGTGGATTGTTTGGTGCAGCAGTAACAACATATTTGAACTGTGTGTTGGATACAACTTCTGATACAACAAAGATACCATTATATCCTGATGTACTGATACCAGAGATACGAACAGGTGTATCAATTGAAAGATCTGTAAGTGTAGAGTCTAAATCAACAGTGACTGTTGTAGATGAAGTTGCACCGTTACCAGCCTTGATAGATGAAATACCAACCTGTTGACCTTTTGATCCTACAATACGATACTCTTCAACTCTTGTCTGGAAATCAAGACTACCTGATGGGAAGTCTGGTTCAATTGGTCTTCCTGTACCAGCATCATATACATCACCAACCTTCTGATAATACATATCAAGATCGGTTGATGTTGAAGTTACATCAATGAAACTATCTTTGATACGAACTGCGTTTGCACCATCAGCATATTCAAAACAAGTTAGTTTGTGATGAGAGAAACTTGGTGTGAATAAGTTTGAAGTGTAGTCCTTATATACGTTACCTGATGGGTCTCCATCAAATATAGTAAACTGTGAAATATAACAAGCACCTGTCAATCTGAATATTGCACTTGGTTCAATATTACCGTTCTCTGGATCTGGAACATATTTTGGTCTTATCTTTGTCTTACGAAGATCTTTACCTACAATTGATGTGCCTCGTGGTATGATGACACCACCACGAACACTATTTAATTTGAATAGTTCGTTGTCAGGTGATGTTAAATCAAAGTTACTACCTAATCCAAAAGGACTTAATATCTGATTAGTATTTCCAAATCTTGTTGTATATCTTGCGTTATCACTTACATTAACAGGTATAAATCCTGGCCTGTTGTCCACTGTATGCGTACCAGCAGCAAGGATTATGGTTGTTAAATCAAACTTATCATTTCTTTGCCCTACGACATAAGAGAACCTAGCAGCTTCAATCAGAGCTCTCTGTATCGTTTTAAATGGTCGTGTTTGGGAGTTTCCTTGGTTTTCAATACTATCAGTCGCATCCAATTCGTTGGGGTCAACGTAGATAACATTACCTTGTATATTCTTTAGAAAATTCTCCAGTCTTGAAAGAGGCATCCTATTCTTCTCTAATTACAGATTCTGTCTAAGTTTATTTATTCAATGAGTTGGTCTACTATACCAGAACGATAATACAAATCTTTCAGCACTGCCCACCTCACTTACATAGTGTAAATGTTTATTGTTTGAAAATATAACTAATTTACCTGGCTTTGGTTTAATTTCAATATCTTCAAACATTGTAGACCCTCCTGTAAAGTTATCATTCAAATAAAGCATCGCAGCAAATATATCAGGTTCATGAATATTATTATCATCAATATGAGGTTTCATGAAAGTGCCTATCGGCCATCTTACAACTCCAACATACTGTAATTTTATATTGTCATCAAAAATTTTACATAGATTGGTTACATCATTGATAACACTACTAAAAAGTTCATCCTTTGATTCAGTAAGATGAATGGGGTCTACATTTCCTCCCAAATACTTAGCGCCATAGTTTCCATCAAAATCAAATTTAGGTATATCTGGATTGAAGGTAAGACTTTCATGAGGATTAGAATGAGTTACACTTTCAAGAAAACTATCCTTTTTATCATATAATTCTAAAAATGGTTGGCATAGTTTAGGATCTAAAAAATCATCTTGAATATAAATCAATTTTGTCATCTTGTAAATGTATTTGGTGGGCCAGAGAATCGAGGATCTTTTATATTTCTCTTATCTCTATCAACTTTATTTGGATTAAAGTTTGGATCTGGATAATCTTCCCAACTATTACCTTCATATTCAACTATCAAAGGATTAACATCTATTCTTTCACCATACACATGATAGAAACAATCAATAGTTGATAAATCAGTAATCAAATCAGTGTTAGTTGAATCCTCTGCAATGACAATGAACTCATTATTAAACTCTTGAATCACAAGATTTTGATTTGATCCAATTGGTTGCAACTGAACAGTGATACTATCAGCGTGAACCAAATCTTTCCAATAGTAAGGTAATTGGATTACATTTGATTCCTTTAATCTACCACGATAGTAAACTCCCGCCTCTGGGCCTTCAATACAAGCATAACGGAGACGATGACCCTCACCTTTTGTGGGATGAAGTAAATCAAATGGTTTTGGAATCGAATCAGCAACTCCAAATCTAGCAGCGAGTCTACCTTTGTTACCACAATCTACGCTACCTGTAACATGCATGTCACCTATGACATGAATCGTATCTACAGATGAACCACCACTTATGAGTAAAGCATTAGGAGTCTTACCATCACCAGCGACGGTTAGATTACCATCAGACTTCATCGATAAACTTGCACTACAAGCTGGTTGTTGATCGCCAGGCAATTGTTGTGCAGAGTTTGATGTCACGTTCAAAACTGCTTCATAACCTGGCGAAGCACCAGTTTTTCCAACATAAACAGGGCCATTGAACACCGCAGTCCCAGTTGGAGACTGGTCTTTCCCCTCTGAATGTGAGACATCATTCGACCCAACAACTAATTTATCTGTTTGTGTTTTAATTATTTGCATTTAACCTTCCTCAAGAGTTCGTGGTGTGAAAGAAACATCCTTCTTAAGAGTTTGAACTAACACGCCAAAGTCTACATCAGAATGAGAGGCAGCTAATGAAAATCCATACTTAAGTTGAAAGAAACCCTTACTTATTATATCAACTCTATTGGTAGCGTCAACTAATATTTTTTCACCTTGAAGTCGAATATCGGGTGCTTGTGCATCAACAATTCTATTTGCAATCAAATTAATTTGACCATCTTGACCACCACCATTCGCATCAAGAGTGATGTTTCTCCCTCGAAGTGTAATATTACCGTTATAACAATCAACGATAACATCACCATTTTTACATCTTATAATCTTCGCTGGAAGTTCGGTATTATCACCAGCAGCTCGAGTTTTCAATCCTGTTCCAAGAACCTCAGTTGACATACCTGGCGTGTATAGAAGTGCCTTACCAGTTCCAGGCCCTCCCTCTGTTGCACCTTGACCTGTATTCGAGTAAAATCCAAAGACTTGTGATTCTGCTGTATCGACTTGGAAATTTGTCATTCCCTGTATGGAATGCATTTGACCACTTCTAAAAGCATATCTTGAAAAAACTCTGTTACTAACGTTTTTCCTATCTTTAGGTTTTTGTGATTTATGTCTTGCCATTTTATTTTGTTACACAATCAATTACAGTTATAACAGCATCTTGAGATACTTGAGACAGTTCAGCTGCATCTTCGACCTTAGTAAACTTAAGAACTGGCAATAATCTAGCACCACTACCTGTATCACTATTTATTATTAAATCTGGAAGGTCTGTGAATCCAAATCCACCATCAATGACTTTTGCGCCAGCGACAAATCCATCTTCAATTATTAATTCAGCTGTTGCCTGACCACCCTCAACTTCAATCGTGTCACCCTCCTGATAACCAAATCCTGTATTTTGAAGAACAATATCAGATAGTGATGTAACATAAGATGTTGAACCATCATAACTTGCATTTGGATTTGGAATTACTTCCTTCACATTTCCGTCAAGATCTGTTTCCGTTGTGTTTGGTAGATATCCTCCGCCTGGATTTGTGATTACTACATCTTCTATTTCACCATCTTTTATTTTGACAAAACCACCAGCAGTAGAACCATTCTCACAACTATCATAGAGTGAGAGTAAGGGTGGTTCTGTAAATCCAGAACCTTTACCAGCAATTGCAACACCAATTACTCTACCAAGAGCATTAATAACTGCACTTCCACTTGCACCTTGACCACCACCACCAAGAAAATCAACTCTTGGTGGGCCACATCTAAGAACATTGGTTCTACAATTTGGTGCAGAGGGCTCCGCATCAATCATACCATCCACATCATCCAGAAATTTATCCAGAGCACTTTTTACTCCTATCTTATCAAGTAAACCATCAAATTCATCGGGTGTTGCTTTTCTAGTTCCATTTTTTGATGAGAATGTAGTATTTTCTGGACAGTT